TGGGCATCGTCCGCACCACCATCTTCCCCACCAAGCGGTTCGATGAAACCCTCGCCCGCACCCTCATGACCAAGAAGCTCCAGAAGGAGTGCGAGAAGGTCTCACTGGATTCCACTCTGGTCAAGGCCAAGGTCAGCCCCGAGCAGTACGAGCAGTTCCAGAAGGTCTCCGGCATGACCCTGAAGCTCTCCATCGACAAGGAGCAGGGCTAAAAATTTCGGCCCCACTTGGTCATATCGTTCAATTCAACCTCACCGCAGTAAACAAGGAGCACACAGTGAGCATCACCAAAGAATCCGCGTGGTTCATCTTCCGCGCTGACAAGCTCGGCCACGAGGAGGCAGAGGGAGCCTTCCACTCCATGTCCAAGGATGAGTTCGACGCCTACGAGTGCTGGGCCGAGGAGTTCGACTTCGAGATTGCCAAGATCGGTATCGAGGCCCAGAACGAGGCAGCAGCCATCATGGAGGGCGACGCCGAGCTGGAGCACCTGACCAACAGGCCCATGTACCTCTGGACCGTAGCTGACTACATGAACGTCGTCAGCCCCTTCGCTGGCTCCAAGTTCGAGAAGCTTCACCTCTCAGCCATGTTCCGGGTCAGCAACGCCGAACTCCTCCTGGAACTGGTGAAGCCATGAACGCTGACGAAATATTTGTGCTCGCCACCATCGCGCATGGTGAGTTGAAGCGTCTCATGGAGCCACTGGACGCCAACCTCCAGATCATTCTCGACTTCGACACCAAGCACCCCGGTGTACAGGTCTGGGTATTCGCCAACGCCCCTGTCTACCGCGCGCTGGCACACAGGACCGGCATCAAGACCCTTGAAGAGCTGGATGAGCTGGTAGCCAAGGTCAAGAAACTGGCGAGCATCCCGGTATGAGCAAGCACAAGGCGTTCCTCCAGAAGATCGCAGACGAACCACCCCCCTGCGTCATCATCAACGATCCTGAGCTGTTCTTCCCCAAGAGCTACGGGGATGAGCACCAGTTTCAGGTCCGGCAGGCCAAGTCAATTTGCCGAAAGTGCAAGCTGATCGCTGACTGCCTGGAGTTCGCCTTGGACACAGGGGACCAGCACGGTGTTCTCGCCGGAACCACACCCTCAGACCGGGATGTAATCCGCAGACGCCGCAACGAACAGGAACTCCGAGCAGCATGACCACCATCACAGTCCCGGACCTCATGCAGGTTGAGAGCCTGTTCATCAAGGCCATTGCCAAGCCGTCAGACCGCGACAGGCAGGTAAAGATCGGCCCGTCGTCCGTGGGCGGGTGCAGCTACTGCCTTGGGTACGACATGGCAGCCAAGCTGTGTGACATGCCCAACAGGGAGGCCGAGAAGTTCGGCTACGCGGCATGGCTGGGCACAGGGCTGCACTACTACCTGGAGCACAATCTGGACCTCGGGGTTGAGGTCTTCCGGGAAACCAAGCTCAAAGACATCTTCGAGATTCCCGGCTACGGCTCCATCGGCGGCAGTTGTGACCTGATGGTTCCTGAGTGGGGCCGGACCTTCGACTTCAAGTTCCCCGGAGCGTGGAGCTACGACAAGATTCAGGTGGCTTTGGCCAAGGGCCGCATGGCCACCAAGCGTGGCGAGGAGCTGAACGCTTACCAGCACATGCCGTCCATGCGGTACCGGGTCCAGCAGCAGATTTATGCACAGGGCTGGATTCAGCGGGGCTACGACATCGAGAAGTGCGTACTGGCGTTCATGCCCCGGCACACCAACGACATCCGTGACGTGATCCTCTGGGAGGAAGACGTGAACCCGGCCCTGTTCGAGGGGGCTGTAGCCCGAGCCATCAGCATCTGGGAGTACGTGGAGGCAGGCCAGCTCGATGACATCCCGAGTGAAACCGCCAACCCGGCCAAGCCTGACGAAATCACCTGTTACACCTGCGGCCCCCGAGGACCGGGCCGCAGGGATTTGACCAACTACAACCTCGCAACCAACTAGGAGAACACCATGAGCACCCAGTATCCCATCGAAGAACTCGGCCCCGATGACGACGATGGCACCATGCCAGCCAACGTTGCCACGCTTGCGGAGCACGTTGTAGGTCACCGCATCGTTGCGGTTGAGCGTAAGGCCAGTGCCCCAGGACCCTACGAGTGGTCAGGCGAAGTCACGGGGACCGCGCTTGTGTTGGACAACGGCAAGAGGGTCTTGCTCGCAGACACGGACGACTGCTGCGCTTACACCGAACTGGACGACGTGATCCTCAATCTGGACAAGATCGAGCACGTCATCACTGGAGTTGGCACCACGGACGGCTACAGCCGCTGGCACATCTACGCAGACCTCGGAGACGTAGTGGAGCTGAAAGTTGGCTGGTCCAGTGGCAACCCGTTCTACTACGGCTACGGCTTTGACATCATCGTAAAGGAAGAAAGCAAATGACCACCACAACGATTGACCCGGCTGAGGCTCTGGCTGCTCTGGCAGAGGCAGCTGAAGCCGCCGAGGCCAAGCCCGTGAAGAAGGCCGTCGCCAAGAAGCCTGCCCCCACCAAGGATTTGTTCGACCTGTCAACTATCTGCACCATCACCAAGCCCCGCAAGGCCGACACCACGTTCAGCCTCCTGCTGGCTGGTCTGCCCAAGTCCGGCAAGACCCTGCTGGCTGGCACGGCCAACGAGGTGGAAGCCCTCTCCCCGGTCCTGTTGTTGGCCCTTGAAGACGGGTCCAGTGTGCTGGCACGGGATTACCCCGACATGGACGTGATCGAGCCGGAGAACTGGATTCAGGCCGCTGGCATCATCGAAGCTGTGGCTGAGGGCAAGACCAAGTACCGGACCATGATTGTGGACACCTTGGGGGAGCTTCAGGAGCACATGAAGGCACACATCACCGCAGATGGCACCAAGGAAATGCGCATTCAGGACTGGGGCACGATCAAGGACAACACCATCACCGTGGTGAAGATGCTGCACCGCTCCCAGGTCAACGCCATTTTCATCACCCACTCCGAAGAACTCCGGGATGAGAACACCGGAGCCAGCCGTATCCAGCCGTACCTGCTAGGCAAGGGCAGCCTCGGGGAAGTCCCGAAAATCGTGGACATCATCGCCTACCTCGCGGTGGCGCAGGACAAGAAGACCAAAGAGAACTTCCGCGTGCTGCAGACCGGGCAGGACGGCAAGATTCTGGCCGGGGACCGTTTCGGGACGCTGGACTTCCAGATCGTCAACCCGGATATGGCCACGATTTACGAGCAATTGACCAGTGACGCAACCGAATCGTAGTGCTAAGCTTTTCACTATCGCTTACTAAGTCTGTAAGTCTCTCCAACACAACACATACACACCAAACAAGAAGGAAGTAACCACCATGGCACGATTGAGCTTAAACGTAGACCAGGAAACCGTTGACTCCTCAGGACGCGAGTTCGAGCCGGTTCCGGTAGGCACCTACACCGTCAGCATCTTCTCCATCACCAACGATGAGGTGAAGAACGGGGACAACAAGGGCAAGCTGCGCCTGAAGTTCCAGTTCCGCATCGTGGACGGCGATGAGGCACCGGATGGCTCCAAGCAGGGCAACCGCCGCCTGTTCGCTGACATCAACGCCTTCGAGGGCACGGACAAGAAGACCGGCAAGCCCACCCCGCCGTATGACCTGCTGGCGATTGCCAAGGCTCTGGGCACCAGCGCTGAGGAACTGGCGGACCTCGACACGGATGACTGGCTGCAGGAGGAGATGCAGGTCAACGTCGCCCACCGACGCAAGCAGCATCAGGTCAATGGCAGCTGGGTTGACATCGAACCGGCTGAGTACCGCGAGCAGGTCCGTGGCTTCCGCTCACTGGATTCCGTGACCACCTCGGCAGCAGCCACCGCCGCTGTTCTGGGCAAGGCACCGTCAGCGGCTCCCAAGGCCAAGGCAAGCGGAGCCAAGTTCAAGCTCTAGCAGTACAGCCAGCCTGTGTAGGCACACAGCCCGTTCGAGACGGGCGCTGGTACTAGTTACAAAATTAGCCATCGGCTTTCAGTCGATGGTTTTTCAAACCGAGGAGCCGGGGCAATGCGTTACAAGAACGACAAAGCATGAGCCAGCAGGAAGAGTTCACGCGCTTTTTGTGGAAAGGGCTTCAGGGCAGGGCTGTTATCGCCCGCACGGACTCCACCGGAGCGCCGAGCATCCAGAGGTTTTTCAGCTGGCCGGAGCAGAGTGAGCAGCTGCTGGCCCTCACCGCCAAGCTGACTGCAGAGGATGTCTACACCTCTCCGTGCCTGTTCAAGGGCACCGCTGGAGCGCGCAAGTCTCTGGCACGAGCCATCCAGGTAGTTCACGCTGACGCGGACGGGTTCAACGTGGAGGATGCCCTGCTGCCCCCCTCAGGCATCGCTGAGACCTCGGACGGGCACGCACACCTGTACTGGAAGATCACTGACAGCCACGATCCGGCCCTGATCGAACCGCTGGCTCATTCAGTCTTCAACACCCACAACAAGACAGCCGTCGATCCATGCTGGGCGGTAAACCATCTGCTTCGTGTGCCCGGTACGCACAACACGCAGTACGCAGACCCCACCAACAAGAAGTTCATCAGCGCGGATTTTCCGCCCTTCCTTGTGGCCTTCGAGGACACTGGCCATGCCTACACACTGGCTGAGTTCGCCGCTGTGTACCCCCCGGTGGAGCAGATCGTGGACCAGTTCAAGGACATGGGCACACTGCCCGCCTACCACGACGCGCTGAAGAGTCTCAAAGCCTCCACCCCGCTCATGTTACTGCTGAACAAAACAAGCGCCGAGAACGTGGACAGGAGCGACGCACTGTTCCTGCTGGAGCAAGAGCTGTTCCGCTGTGGAGCCACCGATGAAGTGGCCTTTGTGGTGTGCCAGAATCACATCCTGAACAAGTTCAACGACAAGCACAACGGGGATGAACTGCTCTGGGCCGATGTCCTGCGGGCACGGTCCAAGTCCGAACTGGGAGACCCTGAGGAAGACCCCGGCTACGAGCCAACCGTCACGGTGGAGCCCACGGCCAAGGACAAATCCGTGGATTTCCTGACGCTGGCCGAGAAGGCCTCACTGGGCTCAACCTTCATTGACGACTACATGGCGTGGGGCATGTCCAAGACGGACGCCAGCCCCGAGTATCACGTTGCAGCAGCCTTCACGATCCTGTCCACGGTGTTCTCCGACTTCGGCCACGCAGTCCCCAAGTTCGGCAGGCTCCCGCTCAACCTGTGGTTCATGGTGCTGGGGGAGACCACCAGGAGCCGGAAGTCCACCACCCGCGCCTTGGGCATCTCAATGATCAAGGCACTGGCCATGATCCCCGACGCCGATGTGGCCGGAGAGCTTGACTACAACTATGACCTCGGCTC